GATTGTGTGATAAACACTATTGTAAGAAATGTAACGAATTACTCACAGATGATCATGAATGTGATCCACAAACTGTCGAAACCATGGAACTTTTAAATAGGGATAGTAAATCATGTCCAAAATGTGGCACGGTTATTTATAAAACAAGTGGGTGTGCACAGATGTGGTGTACAAGTTGTCATACAGCTTTTGACTGGCGAACTGGTCAGGTAGAAACTGGACGAATACATAACCCACATTTCATAGAGTTCAAAAAGAAAACGATGTCATCCAGAGAACATGGGGATATACCGTGTGGTGGCACACCAACATTTAGAGAGCTTAGATCGGTTGGCGCACCGAATACAATACTCTCATTTGCTATAATTGTATACCAATGTGAACGTGATTTAATGTTTATGAATCTGGAACCCCATGATAATCTACAACTTCGAATATCTTATATGTTAAACGAGATAAGTGAAGAGTTTTTCAAAATAATAATTCAACGCCAAGAAAAGTTTCTAGATAAGTCAAGAGATATCTCACAGATATTTGAAATGATATCTAATACGGGTGGAGATATTCTGAGACAGTATATACTTGACCAAGAAAAGCACGATGAAATAATCGAAATCATAAAAAAACTTGTGGATTATAGTGATGAAATATTCAATGTAATTCGTAAAAGGTATAATTCTGCATTTCCCAGAAAATTAATTCTATGAATACAGTAAGATGATACTTATATTGTTCTTGATCGTGTTGGTCGTCTATATGTTACCAACGTACCCCAAACCTATCATCATAGAAAACTTTTTAAGTGAAAATGAGCGTATCCATATTAAAGAGAAAGCAGAAAGTAAACTGAAAGTATCAACGGTGGCCAAGGATAGGAAAGTCGACGAAAAAATTAGAAAGAGTGAGACGGCGTGGCTCAGTACCGAAGACCCTATCATCAAAAATGTTGTAGAACGATGTGTGAGTCATACAGATAGACCGATCGAAAATTGTGAACAGCTTCAAGTTTTACGATACAAACCCGGTGGTCATTATAAACCACATCAGGACGTTTTTTATGAAGATAAAAACAAACGAGTGCACACATTCATTCTAGCTCTCAACGATGAGTACGAAGGGGGTGAGACGTCTTTTCCAAATATAAAAGAAAAATACAAACTCAGAGCGGGTGATGCACTTTTCTTTGACACGTTAGATAATTATGGGTTAGACACATCCGATGCTTTACATGGTGGGGAGCCTGTAAAGAAGGGTGAGAAATGGGTTTGTAATTTATGGGTGCATAAGTATCCTTATAATTGAAGTCCAGCCTCGTGTGGCTCGCTCACTAAGACTTTCACGGCGGGAAACAGCGGCATCTTCGATTCGTTTCTTGGCTAAATCGAAATACTTTTGTTCCAATTCTATACCTATAAACTTTCGATTTGTATTTACACATGCAACACCCGTAGTACCAGACCCCATCGTACTATCGAGTACGACACCACCTTCATGTGAATAGGTTTTGGTGAGATACTCCAGAAGTTTCACAGGTTTTTGTGTTTCGTGAATGGTATCACTTTCTATATTAAACTCTATAAACTCTGTGGGGTAATTCGTAAACTTTTGACTGTACTCCGAATTACCCGTCAGTTTATTATTAGGTCCCAAATGGTGACTCTGATTCAACATCTTACCTATGCGCTTCTCGGAGTTTTTCTTTTTAATATTCACGGGTACGAGACCTTGTGGATTATATGTCATATTTCCTTTCTTTTTCGATGCAGCCGCTGCACCACCCGGGGAAAAAATCGCTACATCCTCCGTACATTTCATGGGACGATAATTCGCTAATAGGTATTGAGTCGTCTTATTCTTTTTCCAAATGATATTATACTTGAACCATTTATAATTACTCGAGATGAGGCGAGACGTAAACGGTTGCTGCCCAAAGAGGGCAACGACTCCGTATGGCTTCTTGAGAACGCGGGTATATTGTTTCCAAAGGGCATCCATGTCTATGATTGTATCCCATTTACATCTAGTACTTCCATATGGTAAATCAGTTATTATTAAATCAACGCTATCATCAGCTATTTTATCCATCTCCACGAGACAGTCTCCTTGATAGAGTTCCATGGTTTCTATTCACTCAAATTGTTTAAGTACATTTCAAGAATTCTCTTGAAGCGTAGTTTGTCCCCCCCACACGAATATTCAACGGCTTTTATAATCTTTTCTGGTTCGTCACCAATAACACCAAGTGATCTGTTACATGAGTTACAAAGCCACCCCCTAAACCGACAGAGTGAATGAGAGTGGTCAAAAACGATACCGTCAGTCTTGGAACATAATTCGCATGAGGTCCCCGAGGGTGCCTTGGTCGGCAAACCCTTCTGTACAGCATCCGCTTCCGCTAACTTTTTCGTTCTGTTAGACTTTTTATTACACATCTTACATTCGGGACGTCGTAGGAGGTACCCGTGACGATCAAAGGGCCAACTCGATGATGTATTGTAACCGAAATGTGACCGTGGCATGACCATTTTACAATCTCGACATTCTCGCCTATTTTGACGAGCCCAATCCTGCTCTTCTTCTGCAGATGAGTGGATACGCTTTTGGTTCGTAGATAAAGGGCGTTCAAAATACGACCTGGTATTATCGGTGATAGTAGCTTCTCTCATTTTTTTATTATTTTTTTAAGAAATTGAACCCGAACTTAGGCCTCCATTTCACCTCTTTCGATAAGCTTCTTACGATTCTCGAGATGAAGTCCTTCGACGAGTGCCTTGTTTTCGGCTCCGTATGGAACCGCGTATCCTTCATCAACTAGCCACTTATTCACATTAGTCCATACACCATCCTCGGAAACCCAAACCTCTGCGAGTACGCGACCAAACTTACCCCTAGAATCGGCTTCCGGGCATCTGAGTTCGATTTCCACGTCATCCTTCTCAGATGCAACCGCCTTTAGACACCACTCCTTGAGCTTCTTCTTGGATAGAAGACCAAACTTTTTCTCTTCGGTGTCACGGGTTCTGGACTCTGGTGTATCAATCCCTAGAAGGCGAACGCGCTGCTTTGTGCATACGTCAAAACCTAGATCAATATTTACATCAATTGTGTCACCGTCTACAACCCTCTCGAGAGAGGAGACACGATACTTGAAATTACAGGGTTCAACGTTATAGGGCATCCTATAATTATATATGGACTTAAAACTTTAATACCCTCATATATTAGATGAAGTGTTTGGCTACTTTTTCTGAAAATAGTCTGTATAAAATAAAGCTAACAAAGACTCGTAGGAATGTCCTTGAGTCTATGTACCGACGACCAAGTATCGTAGAGGTGAGGCCAATCAGGGAAAATCTGAGACTTCGTTTACGCTTCACAGAAGCGATAAAAGAAGCACAGGAAATGTGTAAAATTGATAAGGATTCATCTGAATGTCATTGGGCTTGGTATGAAGTGGATGAACTAGAAGATGCTATGCTACGTCTATATCCCGATAGACGGTAACAATTGGGGGATCATCTTCATATCCATAATAACGAATTGATACCCCAAAAAGTTTCATCATTTCTGGATCAATTTTTTCGTTAATTTCTCTTTTCCAATTTTTTATAGTTGTTTGAAAATATTCAATCCCATTATCCGAAAATACACAAATACGCATGAATGGTCTACTACGCACATTTCTCATGTATTCATGTAAAGCCTCGGGTAAAGGTGATGCCCTCATGTACGCCGATTTAAGGATGTTAATAACGTAGTATCCATGTGAATCACAAATTATATTGACTTGCATTTCGGGGAACCCTTTGATAAATGCTTCGAAATCTGCATTACTGGGAAGGGTTGTGAATACAGGTGTATTCTGGCATATAACCTCGTCATGGTAACCAATGCCCGGGTGTGTGTGAAATGACATTTCGGAATACCAAACTCTATCAATTTCAGGAACATCAACACGGTTTCGTTTTTTTGATGTGACAATTTTCGGTTTACTAAAATTGAAATTTTTGTACTCGATATTACCAGCAAATTCCCATTGTTTGACATAAGATAACTTACTCACTTCTTTCAAATCATGAACCACCTCACGAGAAAGTTTTATTCTCTTCTTTCTTAATGCCATATTTGGGCGCATGAGTTTAAATTTCATTGACACTAACCTGTTATACACTGA